AGAAATCACCACGACTATCACGATAAATCTTAATGGCAGCACCAGCTGTAGGAGCCGTGTTAAAACGAATCTTAGTGGGAGTAGGTGATGTTACGATAGTGTAGTTAGTAACTAAAGTACCGTTTACCTTGACCTTGACATGTTCGTCTCTGAGGTATTCAAAAGAAAAGTTGTAGTCAGTCTGAGAGGCGACCGCTGTGTAGTCTACATAGGTGTTTGCCATGATAATATATTATTAACTATTGAGTTAGGAGTTCAAGCACTATTGCTAATCTGTAATTAGTTCGAGCGGTGATAACGGACGACCTACAGGTTCTGGTGTAGTGCCTCTAGTTTGTAGTAAGTAGTATAACGATTCCCCCTCTTCATTAACGAACTTATTTAGGAACCTACTATCTTCTATTAAATTCTTTTGGGTCTCGTTGTAAAATTTTCTTAAAACAGAATTTAAAATCTTAAGACCTGGATTAATAAATCTACCAGTCTCTGGGTCTTCTTGGAATCCTTTACTGTACTCTTTAATCCAGTTTTTATCTTTTATTAAAGCACCTACAGCTTGTTTTATTGTGTATTTTTTAAAACCTAACTCCTCAACTTTTATGCTAGTTCTTTTAAGTTTTTGATCGTAAGCATAAGACAAAGTCATCCCATCCTCATCTACCCACTCTGTCATCTTAATACCGCCAGTTAACATAGAAGGTTTATTTGATAAGTTTTTATGAGTATCAGTTGCTACTATTTTATCAAACTCACTACGAATCAATTCATCTCTAGGTGCTTGTCTAATAATGTTTTGAGTTAGCCAATTAGCTGTACTTTGTTCATCTTCTCCTAAACGGTCTGTTTTTAAATTGCCAACACCAGAACCTATTACACCGTAAACAATGCGTTCCCAATAAGAAGCTCCTCGTAAGTCCGCTATTCCTTTTTGATTTATCGTATTGTTTATCTTTCTCGCTTGAGCTGGTATAGGTACATAAGAAGCAACCAATCTTGATACAGCATTTTTAGTAATGTCTCCTTCAAATTTAGCTATCTCCTGTGCGGTCTCTATACCTTGGGCTAATGGCATTGCTTCTGCTAACTTCTTAAATGAAGCACCAATAACAAAAGCTAATGTTTGATCCTTAGTTAGAATAGTTTTACCTGTCTCTCTCTCCTCCGTTTTGATACGCAACCAAGTAGCGACATCCGCAGATAAAGCTAAAGGAAACGACCAAGGCAACGCAGCAGAGTAGTCCATATCAAACATTTTAAAAGATTCTAACTTATTATTCTTTCTTTGCTCAGGTGTTAACCACTCTAGAGAACCCGTACCTCCGTAGTAAAGAGCTGCCATACCTCCCAGTGCAAACAAAGAAGTAGACACCATAGCGTCGGTTAAAAGCTCTTCATTGTAACGCAATCTGCGTTCAGCTGTTTTATCACGCCTTTCAGTTAAGTTTTTAATCCGCTCTCTAGCTCCTTTTATTTTTTCTGGATCGTCTAGTTGTTTTAATAAATCAAACTCAAACCTTAACTGTAACTCCAACTCTTTATACTTCCGACTAAATGGATTAATTTGACCTCGTAGACCTGGTATTTTAGATAAACTACCTTGTGCTAATACTTGGGCAGGAGATATTACTAATTTACCTCCTCTATAAATAGAGCGAAACGGTACTCCTATATATGGGGCAAATGCATCTATAACGGCTCCAGTAAGACCAGCATCGTTAACAAGCTTTTTAGTGAAATTTATAATTTCTTCTAGCGGGTTGAATGGCATATCTTCTAGGTCGCCATCAGCAGCGAATAACAATTCTTCCTTTATCTGATTAAGTTCATCCTCAAATTCTGTTTTTTCTTTTAATACCAACAACCCATCACTTTCTTTCCACTGTGCATTGTACCTTTCATCAGCTCTAGCTTTAGCTTTTTGCGGGTCATTAGGGAACTCTAAAATTGCGTCCTTGTGTGCTCTTGAATACATCCTACTTTTATATAGCTGTCTTTTAAAAGCAGCGTCTACGGTTTGTATACCCCTAACACCAATAGACATTATGTAAAACAAGTCTGCATTTTTTATATAACGATTAAAAGCGTTCGATACATTTTCAATAGCTTCAGCCCTTCTCTTAGCAGATGTATATGCTCTTGCTACTAACGCATGCGTACCTCTAGGTGCTTTTGAAACACTCATTTCATCCGACAGCTTACCTGCTCTATTATCTATAGGTGAGGCATTTTCCGCGAAAGTACGACGCATCTCAGTCCAAACACCCTTCAAATCTGTAAGCATTTTAAAAGCAGCTGTGGTGTCCGTTAAAGCCAATCGTGTCCTTATAGGTAACGAAGCGTTGTCAGCATTGTATATAAAAGTAGTTATAGGTCTAAGGAATTGTTTATACACAGCACCAACACCAGTAGGAATACCTGCAAACACTGAAGGTAACTGATCGATAAGAGCTTGCTGCCTAAGTGATTGTATGAAACGCCAACTTCTTGTTATTTGACTAGATGTATCTGCTTCTAATTGTTTATGTAAAGCGTCTTCTATTTCTTTAAATATTCTAGAATTTAACTGGGCATCTTCTATTTCTTTACGAGCTTTTTCTAAGTCAGTTATCTTCTTCCTCATTCTAGCTTTAGAATCTGCTATCTTCTTACGAAGTTCTTGTGATCTAGCAGGTTTAGTAGGTCCTTTAGGAGTAGGTGTTATCTCAGCTCTTACCTCACCTATAACACTGCGTCCCTCAATATCAGCTACTCTAGCTAGTTCTTTTTCTAGATCGGTTACAAGTTTAGCTTCTTTCTCAGCTTCTTTGTAAAACTTTATTTTAGCTCTTAATTCCTTTAACCTTGGGTCTTCTTTCTTTTTCTTAGGTGCTAAACCAGTTGCTGCTGCTTCCTCATCTATTTCAGCAAATCTTTTCCTTAAACCGTCTAATTCACCTTCAAGCTTTGTCCGTTTCTTTTCGTAAGCTTTGCGTAGTTGTTCAGCTTTAAATTCGTCTGACATTTCAATCCTAGCACGGTCTATCTCCCTGACCCTGTTACGCATATTCTTACGCAAGAATGCTATGTCTTTATTCAACTCTTCGACTCTACCTGGTGCTTTCTTTGGTCCTGCAGGTTTAGGCGTTATCTCTTCTCGTTGTCTACCAAGAGGTCCTGTCTCTACTTCTAGTAACCTAGCTCTTTCAGCTTCTAAGTCTTTAATTTTCCTTATCTCATTCTGAGCGTCCTTGTAGAACTTAATCTTATCTTCTAGTTCTTTTACTCTTGGGTCTTTCTGTTTAGGTTTACCTGGTACAAGTTCTTCAGGTTCTACTCCGAAAGTTTCCCTAAGTTCATCTAATTCAGACTGTAGTTTAGATAACCTATTATTAACAGCTTCTTCAGCTTTAGCTGCTTGGAACTCCTCACTCATCTCAAGTCTAGCTCTGTCTATATCAGCCAGTCTTTGTTTAATGTTACTTTTAACAGCAGCTATTCGTTTTCTTAGTTGAGCAGCCTTAATGCTTACTTTCTTAGGACCTGTAGGTTTAGGAGTAACAGCTGCTCTTTGTTCACCTAGCGGTGCGACATCTAACTCAGCTACCTTATCCAACTCGGCTTCAAGCCTCTCTAACTCTAAAGCATCAGCTTCAGCTTGTTCGTAAAACTTTATGCGTTGTTTTAAATCAGTAATGTCAGCATCTTCAGTCAGCTCTTCACCAGTCTCAGCTAAAGCCAACTTACTTCTATCACCAAATCTTTTCTGCAACTCAGCTAATTTTTCTTGTAGTTTCTTTTTTTGCTTACCTAAGTTTTGTTTTACTTCCTTAGTAGGTTTTGTTTCAACATCCGCTTCTTCTGATATCTTGGGCTCTTTAAATACTTCGACAAATTCATCTTCTTCTGTTTTGACGGGTTTCTTATACCTAGCTTTTAATTGGTCCGGTACAGCTAAGTACTCGTCAAACATAGATTGTATATCAGCTTCATCACCGTCTACGATGCCTCTTGTTTTAGCTTCTAGCGTGGCTTCTAACTTACTAAGTGCTTCGTCTTGTAACTGTGCTCGCTCACTATATTGACCCTCCCAAGTATAATCTCTTTTCTGTTGAGACTG